AAATCGCTGATGTCGGCACGACGATTGTTGGTATTGAGAGCGGATTAGGCGTGGAAGGCAATCCGGTCTGGGGTGGCGCAAGCTGGCCAGTGATTGCCGTCGTTAAAATCGGCGTGACGCAGGTTGTTAAACAGACGCCAGCAGAGTTTTGCGAGCCGGGATTGTTTTGGATCACAGCAGGCGGTTATGGCGCGGCGCTCTGGAATATCGGCGTCATAGCCGGGAGTGGCCCGGCGGCATTGCCCCTTGTAGCGGGGTTGTGGTATTGGCAATGGGATAATTGGACTCAATCGGCTGTGAATGATTGTCAACGAGGGGATCGGTGACGAACAGATGATTGCTATTCTGACCGCCGGCATGAGTGCGCTGGTCCGCACCCTAGGTGAGGACGGCACATACACAGTAAAGGTCGGTGGCGCGACTCATGCCCTGCGGGCGATTATTGAGCGGGATATTGCGGCTCCGGTGAATGATATGAGTCGGCGAATATCCGAGAGACGCACGGTCCTAAAAATCACCAGCGCCGCACTCACTGCCGCTAGCATTACCCCCGCCATCGGCGATACGTTTACTGTTGGCAGCGAGATATGGACGGTGCTGGCGATTGATCAGGATGACGGCTATCTGACGCGGTTGCGGGTGCGGAAATGATCAGCGTCGAAATTAACCGGGCGCAACTCCAGGACGCGCAAGAGCGGCTCGCGCATATCAAAAACGGCGCATCCCGTGCGCTATCTCGCGCCCTGAACAAAACCGCATCGAAGGCCAAAACGATGGCCTCTCGCGCCATCCGCGATCAAATCAATCTCAGCGCCGCCTATGTCCGGGAGAACCTCAAAGGCCCGGCGAACGGATTTGATTACAAGGCGACCATCAACAAGCTGACCGCAAAACTATCAGCATCAAAGCGCGGGGTTTTGCTTTACCAATTTTCGACTAACAGCGTTGCCGCGACAGGCAGGCCACCGGAACCAATTAAGGTGCGCGTTAAGCCGGGCCGGGCGATTGCTATCCCGTCCGCATTTTGGGTGCGGACAAAAGGCAGCAACAAATTGACTCCGGCGGTCCGCAACTCGGTGCTGCGGCAACTCAATATGACCCGCACAACGGACTCCGGATCATTCACCGTGCTGCATGGCCCGTCGCTATCGCAGGTATTCAGCACCGTGAAAGACGACATCGGCGGCGACATGAGTCAGACCTTGGTCGATAATTTCGCCCATGAAATGGAATGGCTGTTGACTAAATTTCCACCGCCAGGTGATGACGGATCAAGTGAGGAGCCTTAATGCCGACCGCAAAACGTGAATCAATCCTGGCCGCACTGGCGACCCGAACCGGCGCATCCCGCGCCCCATTCCCGGTGATTGCCGCCGGGTCCGCCACCTATACCCTGCTGGCGGACGGCGAAGAATCGGTGCGCGAATACGAATACGACGATGCCATCGTAACAATGGCCATTGCCGTGCATCGCGCCACACCGGCCACTACCGATGCCAGCCACGCAACGGATGCCAGCGCATTGTTGGCGGCGATTATCAGTGAAACTCTCGGCACGGATTTAACTCTCGGCGGATTGTGTGATTCAATTCGCTACGATTCAGGCATTACTGATTACCCGGAAGGTAGCGCATTGGTTGCTGCCACCGCCACGTTTTCTGTCGATTACCGCCATGTCGGCGGCTCTCCCTATTAGGAGCAATACCCTATGGCTATTCTCAGCGCAGCCGCTGTTTACTACGAATCGGCGCAATATCAACAGGCAATGGCGGCCCTCACCGATGCCGGCGACCATACTATTTTCAGCCTGGCGTCCACCCCTTGGAGTCAGGCCGCCGGCTATGAGGCGGTTATCGTTCCCTATGGCCTAGCAACTGGCGGGGCGATTACCCCGGCGGCGGCGGCGGGTAATAACAACGTCGATGTCGCGGCGCTCACGGCCTATATGGCGGCGGCGACCGGGGCTAGCGCCACGACTGGACTGCTATCGGTCAGCGCAGCAACCAACGTCGCCTGCGCTCGCGGCGCCGATGCCCCTCATGCCTACCTGATCACCAGCATCACCGTGGACGCCACCGGGGCGGTTGCGGCGGTTTCCGGCACGGGCAGCACGGCGCACAGCGAGACTCGCGACGCCGCCGGCGGCCCGCCGCTGATTCCGGTCGGCAGTGTGGAGATTGGTCAGGTGCGCTACACCTCGCACACCGCCGCAGTAGTGACCGCCGCCGAAATTTACCAGGTCGTGGGAGTCAGTCAGGAGCGGTGGGATTTCCCTGTTTTTTCAACCGATTATCTGCGCGGAAAAATCACCTTCGCCGCCGCCCTGCCGCTCATCCATACCGGCGGCGTGGCGAAGAAAGTTTATGCGCGTGTCGCCACCCCGGTATTTGCGGAAATCTCGCGCAGCAAGAACTGGAAACCGGCTGAATCGTCAAACAGCTCGACATCCGAACAGTATTATGCCGGGACGGTGGGCGGCTATACCGCGTCGCTCGGCCAGGCCGAATTTACCTGTTCACTGGATGACGGGATTACTGACGGCCTGCTGGCAAAAGTCGGGCAAAACCTGATCTTCAAGTTCAAGCCCGACAAAAACAAACCTCCCTATCAACTCACCCAGGGCATTCTCGGACTGAGCCGCACTTTCGCGGTCGGCGCCAATCCAACGGCGACCGTGACGGTCACCGCGCAACAGGCCAGCGTGGACATCGCCGCATGAGTTTCGACCCGCAGCGGTTTTCGGCAGCGCCGCTGGCGCCGCGCACCGCCGAGGTTGCCGTGCCGGACCTCGTGCCCTGGTTTGGACCTGATGAGAAGCCGGTCTGGATCGTGCGCGGGCTGACCGGCGACGACATCGCCCGCGCCAGCGAGGCGGCGGATAAAGCCGCAAAAATCCGGGCGGCGGTGGAATCCATACTGGCCGCTGGCGAGGCTCGAAAAGAGGCGTTTGCGGCGATCCTGGGTGTCGGCGACGATGTGCCGGATGACCTAATCAAACGCTACGAACATTTGATGGCTGGTAGCGTTGAACCGAAATGCGACCGGGAGTTGGCGATCAAGTTGTTTGCCACGTTCCCGGTGGTTGCCTACCAGTTGACCAACAAGATTTTAGAATTGACTGGACTCGGCGCCGACATGGGAAAAGCGCCCGGCTCTGGGCCGACCCCGGAGTCAGAGCCGCTCTAGCGATGGCCGATCTGCGCGGGCGGTTTCTGTTTGAAATCAGCCCGGACCTATTCCCCTGCGGATTCCTGTCCGATTTAGAGATGAATCTGTGGGGGCGCTTCTTTGAGGACCGTGAGCTAAACCGTAAGCAAGGCTGAGCATGGCAAATCTCGAAACGACGATTGATCTGATTTTCCAGGGCATCGACAATGCCAGTGCGGCAGCCAATCAGGTCGGTAATTCCCTCAATAATCTCCGCAACACCGCCGGTCAATTCAGCGATGGACTAAGTGGTCTCGCCGCGCCATTTGCCGACCTTGCTAACAAACTCCTCGCCACCGAGGCCGCCGCACTGACAGCCGGCGCGGCACTGGTGGGCCTGGCAATCAATGCAGCGGATCAGTTCGATACCTCGTTTTCTGAAATCACGACGCTGATTGATAAACCCACAGAAGGTCTGCAAAGTTTTCGGACCGAAATCCTGACCTATGCGGCGACATCCACTCAGAGCCTGGATCAGGTATCGGGCGCATTTTACAACGCCATCTCCCAAGGCGTGGCCTATTCCGATTCTGTGAAAGCGGTATCCATCGCTGAAAAACTGGCAGTCGCCGGCAAGGCGGAACTCAACGTAACTCTACAAGGGCTGCTGGGCACACTCAATGCCTACGGCAAAGGAATGGAATCCGCCAGTGAGTTCAGCGATGTGTTTTTCACCACGGTGAAGCTAGGCAAAACAACCATCCCTGAGTTATCTGCCAGCATTTCCACCGTTACCGGTTCAGCCTCTTTAGGCGGCGTGTCCATCCAAGAATTGGGCGCGGCGATTGCCACTGTGACCGCCGCCGGCGCTCCAACCAGCGTTGCGTTGTCGCGCATCAATGCCGTCCTGAGTGCACTGATTAAACCCTCTGGCGAGGCAGCGGAGCTGGCAAAATCACTTGGTCTTGAGTTCGACATCAATGCGCTGAAATCGAAAGGGCTGGCCGGCGTTCTGGCGGATGTCGCCGCCAAGACCGGCGGGGCCGGCGACAAGATGGCTGTGCTGTTTGGCAGTACGGAAGCACTAAACGCGGCAAATGTCCTGGCGATCACCAGTAGCGGGAAATTCAAGGACAACCTGGATGCGATGAGAGACGCGGCAGGCGCAACGGACGCGGCGTTTGCGAAGATGAAAAACGCAACCGATACAATGGCGCAGGCGTTTCAGGTCGCGCTGGTGTCATTCGGGACGCCGTTACTGGATAGCGTGGGTAATGTACAGGACGCGCTTTCCGGCCTTGCTGTGGGATTTATTAAGGCATCTGAATCAGGCGCATTTAAAGACCTCCAGGCGCTGATTAGCACCCAACTGGACAGCATCGCCAGCACCATTGAAATCGCCGCCGGCAATCTGCCCGCCGCTTTTGAACGGGTGGATTGGAGTGGCGTTATCAGTTCGCTGCGTGAATTGGGCGGCGTGGTGTCGGACGTATTCGCCGCGCTGTTTGGCAACATCGACATCACCACGGTTGACGGGCTGGCGTCGGCAATTCAGACCGTAATGAACTCGTTTGAATCGCTGACCCGCGTAGTGTCCGGCATCATCCGTGAGTTCACGCCGTTTGCCGACGCGATTGGCGAAACCATCCAGGGGTTCAATCGACTGGATGAGGCCAGCAAATTAGAGTTTGGGCAAACCCTTGGTGGCCTGAAAGCGATTACCGATGCCGGGGCCGGACTGGGGTTGACGTTGATCGCTATTGGCCGATCCGGTATCGATATGGCGGATGTGATCAATGTGGCGTTCGGCGGCGTGAAGGTGGCCGTCAATGCGCTGCAAGTCACATTTGATGCGGTTGTCCTCGGTTTTCTGAACATCAAGAAAAGTTTACTTGACGCTTTTCTGGCGCTGAACGAATCCGCTGGCGCAGTGGCATTTACTGATGCCGCAAAGGCGGCCAATTCCGCCGCTATTGCCGGCATCAAGAGCCAGCTCGCCGAGCTGGAGCCGGTAATGGACGGGGTGGCGGCCAACATGGCCCGCAATTCCGCCGAACTGACCGCAGGTCTTAATCAGATGGGCGATGGGTTCGCCGGTACATCTGAACAGGCTGATAGGGCCAGGCAGCGGCTAGATGAATCAGAGGCGGCGATCCGCCGGACGAGTGAATCCGCCAAGATGGCAGCCACGCCAGTTGAATCCGTTGCCGTAGAGCTGGCGAAAATTGCTCAGACGCAAATTCCGAAGATTGAAATTGATATTTCCGCCAGGGGCGGAATGGCTGCCGCTGCCGAAATGGCCGGGCAACTCAAGCGCACCAGCGAAGCCTCGCAAGAATTGGTGCCAAAGTTGGTCACGGTTCGGGACGCCAATCAAAACGTCATCCGCACTTATACCGAAATGGTCCCGGCGTCATCGCTGGCCGCCGGCGGGTTCAGTGTTATCGGGAAATCGTCTGAGGATGCAGCCAAGAAGGTTTCGGAAGCCACCAAGAAATCGGACGAGTTCCTGGTGAAGATGGAACAAATCGCCAGCAACGAACGCATCAAAAACATTGAAGCGGCGGTTTCCATTAAAACAACGCAACTCGAAACTGACGCGGAGCGCGTCAAAGCGACTTTTGCCAGCATTGACAATACGGTCAGCAGCACCGGCGACCTACTCAATAGTCTATTTGGCTCGCTCAATTCCGCGAAAGGCGGATGGGACAGGACTAAAATCGAGAGTCAAATTGATCTCGAAAACAAACGCCGCCAAGACGCGCTGGATATTCAAAAAAAACTAGCCGAGGCGGAAATTGAACGGATTAACGCTCAAACCGCTTCCCTGAATCGAGGCGATGCGCTGATTACCATCGAGGGCGATGGATTGCGGCCTGAATTAGAGGCATTCATGTGGAAAATCTTATCGTTGATCAGAGTTAGAGCCAATGCCGAGTTCAGTGAATACCTGCTGGGAGTGGCGTCATGATCAGCCTATCCGCTCCGACCTATGACCTAGCCGGGAATGTCACGCTCCCGTGGGCGCGAGTCAGCAATCCCTACGACACGCAGCGCCGGGGCAGCATTACCGCTACTCTAGACGGCGGTGTCAGTGTTTACGATACCGGTTATTCCGACGCCGACCAGACGCTACGCGCCGACATTAAACGCCCGAGTCGCGCCCTACTGGTATCACTCCGCTACCTGATTGCTTATTACGCGCAGATCATTGTCTGTTGTGAGTCCGGTTGTTATTCCGCCGTCGTGTCATTCAGCGCCAGCGGCGATAATCTCAGTCTGCAAATGCGGGTTGTGTCCCGCCTGGATAGTTAAATGGCCGCATCGATTACTGCGTATGATGGACTGTGGAAACTGCTATTGACGGGTGGGATTGACCTCGACACCGATACAATAAAAGTCGCACTGGTGACCAGTGGCTACACACCCAGCACGGCGCACGATGAATGGGCAGACGTGTCGGCGAATGAGGTTTCCAATGGTTCGGGCTATACCACCGGCGGCAAAACCCTGACCACGCCGACGGCTACTAATTCGACCGTCGATTATGACGATGTGACCTGGACATCGCTGACCAAAACATTTCGCTATGCTGTGATCTACAAATCCGGTTCAGGCGGCGGACTGACCAATCCATTAATCGCCTACATCCTGCTGGACACCACGCCAGCCGATATTGTGTCATCCGGCTCCAACTATACGATACAGTGGCATAGCACTAACAAGGTGTTCTACAGGCCATAACATGTCCACTGAGCTGATAGCGGTCGGGTGTTGGGATTGGGGCACCAATGTCCGGCGGGAGTATTGCCAGCAGAAGATAACCGCCGGCGGCAATGACTACCAGCACGGGTTTACTACCCAGTTCGACCGGTACCATGCGGGAATCTGGGGTATTGCCCTGGACGCCACTGGCAATGTCTACGCCGGTTCGCGCCTGTCAACCTATGCCGCTACGACCGACACCCCAAACCCGGCGACGCTCCGAAAACTCAATTTTGACGGCGATACGCTATGGCGTATCAATCAGGGGTCAATGGTCCACAACCTGGCCCTGGATGACGCCGGGGATTTGTACGTCGCCAATGACCCGGTTGATGCGGATGGCGAGCAATGGGATGACAGCTACGAAAACCGCAGCAACTATCAAACCAGTCGCGCCGGTTATTACACTGTCCGCAAATACGACTCTGCCGGCGCATTGCAATGGGCCGCTAATCATTCCAGTCCGCTCATCAATAGCGACGGGTTGCGAATGCCGGTAGTCGTCAAAAACGGCTACGTTTATACGGGGACATGGTGGAATGGCGTACAAGGGTGCGTCATTAAGTGGAACGCCGCCACCGGCGCAATGGTTTGGGGTGCTGAACAATACGCCGGGTCCGTGGTGTGCGGCATCGCCGTCGATGACGACGATAATGTTTATGTCGCCGGCAACCTGAATTACATTGATGCGATACGCAAATATGACAGCAGCGGGGCGCTAGTCGCCAGCGTCGCCAAGGTCGGCACCACTTACGCTCGGCATATCGCCATCAATGGCGACGGCGATATTATTGCGTGTTTTAACGTAACGAACCTCGGTCCGATTGGGCCGGGCGGCGAGAATCAATACTCGCCGAATTTGCGGAAATACGACGCGGATTTGTCGCTGTTATTGGAACAGGATACGGCTGATTCGCAATCGAATACCGTCAATGCGCTGGCATTGGATAGCGATGGCCGGGTGTACCTGTGTCTGCATCCATCCACCGGGTTTGTTACCCAGCCGCCCACATTGATGTGTTACGGCGCTGATTTTGTCCGGGTGTGGTATCGGGCGACGGCGGACACGGACAACACCGGCTCAATCGAGCCGTACTGCCTCTCCATCCGTGACGTTGAAACGCCGGCGCTGCGGCTCCCCATCGCCTACGGCGTCCCGACGATCATCGGCGATTTGTATAGCATCGCCCCCGCCCTGGCCCTGGCGTATGCGCTAGGCCTGCCGCGCCCGCTGCGGGAGTACGTCGGCATCGCCCGCCCGGCGGTGTACCGGCTGCGGCTGACCGGCTCGCCAGACCTGGAATTGCCGATGCAGTATTTCCAATGTCGGCGAACGGCGAGCGGCATGGAGTTATCCATCAACGGCCCGCTGCCGGACAGCGACACACTGGACATCATCGCCGCCAGCACGGGCGAGCTAGTAATTGACTACGGGGTGCGGCTAATTGACGGCACAGAGCAGTTGGATGAACTGTTGCGGGCGGCGTTTACCACGGTGCGCTACGACCAGGGCGGGCGGTCCGCGTCGCTGACCCTGGAGGGCACAACGGCCACGGTGGAGCCGGGCGGTACGCCCCGGACGCTGCGCGGCGTCAGCTACCGCAATGAGGCGAGCGGGCGGCGGCGGGTGCGGTGCGCGGTAGACACCTATCTACGAATCGGCGATACCGTCAATCTGGGCGGTGGCGAAACGATGACGGCAACGGAAATCACCTACAGCGTATCGCCCACGCAGGCCAGCATGGAGGTTGTCGAATGACCAAGGTCTATTGCGCCGGGGCGGTCAACACGACGCCCGATCCGGATGTCAGCATCGCTGAGTACGACGCGGCGGACGGGTCGGCGGGCTGGACGGCGGATCATGGCGATACGATTTGGGGCATCGCCACCGACGCCACCGGTAATGTATACATTGGCGGTTATCTCAGCACGCCATCCGGCAACAAGAGCGTTCGCAAATACAGCTCGACCGGGACTCTGCTTTGGAGCATCCGCTATGAATGGCACGTTGAGGGAGTAGCCGCTGATCGTGTAGGCAACGTCTACGTTTGCAGCGCGGTGATTTCTGGCGTCACAACCCGCAAATACGACACGGACGGCAATGCGGTTTGGAGCGCTAATCACGGGGCGACAGTCCTCTGCATTGCAGCAGACAGTGCCGGAAACGTGTATACCGGCGGGGCGGTTAGCAGTTCAAACACGACCCGCAAATACGACTCTGCCGGCAGTCTGCAATGGAGCGTCAATCACGGGGCCAGCGTGTACGGCATCGCGGTTGATGCCAGCGGCAATGTTTATACCTCCGGGGCGTCTGACGGCTCATACACTGTCCGCAAATACGACTCTGCCGGCAACCTACAATGGTCGGTATTGACCGGCGGCATCGCGACCGGCATCGCGGTCGATAGCGGCGGGAATGTGTATGTCTGCGGCGGTCAATCCAGCCCGTACCTCCGCAAATACAACAGTAGCGGGACGCAAATCACGACCGGTTGGGCAAAAACAACGGGTTTTGCGTACCCCAGTCAACTGGTCGTTGATTCTGCTGATAATGTCTATATGGGTGGACAGGTATCTAGCAGTAAATCCATCTATAAATACAATAGCGGCGGAACGCTGCAATGGAGCGCCAATCAGGGCGCGACTGTCTACGCCCTGGCGATTTACGAACCGCCGCCGCCCGTGCCTGGCCTGCCGCTCGCTATCAGCATCGGCGACATCATCCAGGATTTTGCCTACCCAATGCCCGCCCTGCCGCTGGCGATTGCGCTGGCCGCGCCGACCCCGCTGGGCGGGTTGCCGCTGGAACCGCCGAACTTCGCCGGGACCGGCGAGCGGGTGTTTTATCGCGCCTACCTGACCGGCGAACCGACCCTGCTGGAAATTCTGATTTCGTCGATTCAGTGCCGTCGCCGGGCGGGTGAATCGACCTGGCTATCCGTCATCGCGCCGGGCGTCCCTCGCTCCCTGGCGGACCGCATTCGGGCGCTACTTCCGGCGGCTCCCTCGCTGCTGATTTACTGCGGGACCCGCACCGCCACCAGCGCGGAGAGTTCCGGCGAACTGTTGCGGGCGACGCTCACCGAGGCGGATTACACGGTGGAGGCCGCCGCCGCGCCGCTGATTCTGACCGCCCGAGTGCAAACTCCCACCTATAGCGCGACCACGCGGCCACTGATTGGCGTGTCGGCCAGGGGGCGGGACAAACAGGGGCGACGGCTGGCGCGGGCAATGGTAGACCCGCTGCTGCAGCCCGGCGATACCATCAGCGATGGGGTGGCGACATGGATTGCCGGGGCGCTGGAGTACGAAATCACTCCGACCGGCGCATGGATGGATGTCGAGGAGGCGGACTGATGGGCCGGGCGCTGATTACCGCTAATATCGGCGCGGGGCTGTATCGGGCTATCCCGCAGTACGATTTTACCCGCGTCAATGCCGAGCTGCTGGCGCTGAATGCAGCGCAAGCCGATTACTGGCCGACGGTGAACGCGGCGCTGGATAGCCGGCGGCTGATTGCAGCGGACGTGGACATCGCCCGCGAGGCGCTGAACGCGGTTGTCGAACAGTGGAAGCAGGCGCTGATTCATAAAACAAAAACCGCTGAGGCGGTCCCGCCCGATGTTGAAAACGACCCGGATACCGGGGCGCCGTGGATTGATCCGGATCGCGCTCAGGATGAGCCGTTGCTGGCGGCGGTGAATGCCACAAGGTCGGCGGCGGGGCGAGCGGCGGTCAGCCGTAACGCCGATTTGGACCGGGCTGCGCTCGGATATTTGCGCTACCAGGCGGGCAACGGGCGAACGGGGCATTTGGACGAGGCCGGGCGCGGGCCGGGGTTCAGGGCGAATAACGCCGGCTACGGGTATACCTCCATCGGCGAGCTGCTGAGTTACGGCCAATCCTCGCCAGCCGCTGCCGTGGCGTTGTGGGCGCGAGGCGGCGAGACGCGGGCGACGCTGATTGACGCGGGTTTTGTGGATGCGGGCGTGGCCTATGTGCATGGCGGCGACCACTATGCGGCGCAATTGTGGTGCGTGTTGTTGGCCGCTCCTGGCGACCTGCCGGACTATGTCGTGGTCGCCGACCCGGCGGCGACCAAGGCCAAGGAAGCGGCGGAAAAGCTGAAAAAAGTCACGTTGCCGAAATTGGATGACCTCAGCCCGAATCAGCTAGGCGCAGCATCGCAGGAGTTCGGGATTGCCGTGGCCCGATTGCGGGAGGCGGAGCGGGAAATTGTCAGATTGCAGGCCGAAAATCTGGCTCGCTCAAAACGCATTGCGGCGCTGGAAGCGGTCAAGGCCGCGCCGGGTCCGATGGATGTCTGGTGCGCGACGTACAGCAATCTGGCGGTCGGCGCGACCGTGGATAGCGTTGAGGTTCCTGGATTTTGGCGCGAGGACGGGACCGCCAAAACGTCTACGATTTTCGCCGGTACCGACCAGGAGCAAATCGTGTCGTGGGTGGAACGGTCCTGGAATATCGCGCCCAGAGGCCGAATGGCTGAACCGGTGGGGCAACTGGTTCCGGCGGTTGGGGTCAGCGACGCGGCGGCGTTTGTGAATCTGGCGTTGGAGCCGGGGCACCTAAAATGGAAAACCCGCTGGCGCTATGCGGTAATCACCGCGCTGGCGGCTGGCGTTGCGGATATTTCGATTGCCGAGGATTACGCCCGGCCCATCAGCGGCGAGACTCCGCTGTCGCTGCAACGGGCCTACAGCTACGCGGGTGTCGCTATCAGTTACCCGCCGTGCGGGGCGGGCGTTTTCCAGGTCGGCGATGAGGTGCTGGTGCTGTTCACCGGCACGGATCGGGACGTGCCGACAATTATTGGTTTCCGCCGCGAGCCGCGCACCTGCTCAGAACAAATTAGCTGGGAGCAGTTGATATAGGGTCATGGGACTACGCTCCGCTCGCCGGTGATGCGGGGCGTTAGGCAAGACCGCTAAAATTATCCCAGGTGGCCTAACTGTCTTGACAGAGCGCGGTTATTCGATATTAGAGTTGTCAACGAATCCTTTACAACTCAACCATCAAGCATTCCTTGACAGTTGACGCCCAACCCTACGGTCAAGCGGAGCTGCCGCAAAAAGCGCGGCATCCCGCTTACCTACAAGTTAGGCGTCATTGGTTGTCATGTCCTGCTCTGCCATCTGGCAGAGAAAATCGCACTCCGGTGCGATGGCTTCGGTAACGGGCCAATTTTTGGGGATGTCGCCGACAAAAACGCGCTCCCCTTTTACCCTTGCCAGTTTGGCCCCCAGCTTGCGCGACAGCGCGTCCA